TAGTTTATACATGTATTATAGCAGGTTGGACAGCAATGTCAACCTTTATTTTCAAATTCCTTTCAATTTTCTGTATTTCTCTCGTAGAGCTACGAACTTGTGGAGATGATTCATAGGCTTCTCAATGAATACCTGAGGATCATTATCATCGACAGCAATAACTGTGACGATCTGTTTGATTGGAACACCAGTCATCTCAAACCAGCAAGCGGCATACACCGACTCTTGGATGAAGTAACTTTCAACGTACTCAAGCTTCTTTGGACGCCTAGATGTTTTGTAGTCGATGATCGATAGAACACCGTCCCACTCTGCAATACAGTCAACCCGACCAGCTACCGAAAGCTTCTCACTGAATAGCGGAACTTCCTGACACCAGACGTTATCTAGATGCTTGTCTAGTACAGTCTTGATTGTATTGAATGTGAATAGATTTGAGGGCATTGCACCCTTCTTCCAATCAGCGTCATTATTGACGTAATCTTCTGCGAGTTGGTGAACAGCAGTACCACGTGTGGAAGCTTGGTTCATGACTCGATTTGCTTCAGCGTCACCTACACGTTTGCGCCAAGCGTCTAATCCAGACTTATCTTGAACACTCAGAACTGTAGTTACTGAAGGTAGAATTGCACCGCTAGGGGTGGTATAGAATCGGCCTTTGTCTGAGGTGTCTGCTGACATCTCTTGGATAACGTGACCGTGTTGATAGTGTGTAAACATAATATTCCTCTCAATTGAACATATAGTATACTACACTTTTAGGTGGTTGTCAACCTTTATTTTAACTTTTATCCGCCTATTATGACTTTAGTCGAACCGCTTATGATAGCTCCCATATCAGCAACATCTCCCACTCTGTTTGCAGGAAACCCTCCACAGAATACTTTAGTTGAACCTGGACCCGTTACAGCGGGATGAGGAACACAAGATGTGCCCGCAAGAATGGTGTGAGGTGCTATAGCATCGCCCACTACGGCTGCCATTTGACCTTGAATGAATACCTTAACTGCTTTAGTTGCTATAACAGTAGACGTTACATCACATGGATGACCTGTAAGAATTTTATCAGTGTTTCTGGCTGCCATTGGCATATGCTGATTCCTATGTCAGTGCTTGTATTATACTTATAAAGCTTTGAGCCTTAAAGTGGTTTGATTGGTTCAATGTGATTGCCGAATCCGATGTAGTGAAAACGTGAGATTCTTCGATAGTCACAGGATCTGGAATAGTTAGAGATATCAACGTGAGCAACGCAGGACTAGATGCCGCTAATGCGGCTGTATGAGTAGTAAAGGTTTGAATGGTGTAATCTTCCATAAGGCAAGAATAGGAAACACTAAACGGATCATTCTGTTGAGTGATAGTCACATCATCAGCACTAGTGGAGTAATTGAAGTTTACGTTATTAGGCACCGACACAGAAGTCACTGCTGTTCCTCCGGCATCTTCAAAGGACACATTTACAGAGTATCCATCGTTTGCATACACGGGAGGTAACCTAGTTATCTCTTCGCCAATACCAGTATTGCCAGCAAAGAAGGCGTCACCGCCTTGATCACTTGCGATATTAGAGTTAGCACCTAAAAGGGCAGTGGTTGCCATACGACTACCTTACCAGAGTTGATCCAGCGTTGGCCGCTAGGAATGCATTCACTTCATCTATGTCCATTTGCTTCCCAACTCTAGTGCCGTCTGCAAGTTGGAATACTCGTAATCTTGTTGCGTCATCTGCTACTGACATATTAACCTCTTAAAATTTTTCTATCGATTTTATCATCGATTTCGTTACCTTCGCCAAAGTCCCAGCCCATTTGACCGAGAGACTCAGGTCGAATCTCAACGAGAAGGTCTTCACCCTCTCGTCCCCTAGTTTCATTACCGTCTGAGTTTAGCTCGGTCATGCGTTTCTGTTTGTCTTTTTGATTTTCCATATTACTATTTATAGTCCTTGATTATCTCGTTCTATGATATATGCTTTGACTAACTCGCTTCGAACGATATCCGACACTTCGAACTCAATGAAATCAAACTCATCCATACGCTCAATGATCTTCATGAATGTACGCAGACCTGACATCTCCTTCTTTCGTTCGCTTGTTAAGTCATCCTGTTTAACGTCTCCGCAGAATATGATCTTACAGTTCTCGCCGACTCGGGTCATAACTGTGTGCAATTCCTGATCGCTCATGTTCTGAACTTCGTCAACTAAAATGATGCAGTCATCGAATGTAGATCCTCGTAGAAAGGATGTTGAAATGAATTCTACGTTGTTCTTTTGCTTTAGAATTTCGTAGGCATCACCACGCTGAAATAACTTTGATGCAATGTCATAATAAGGTGCTTCATACACTTTCATCTTATCTTTTTGAGAGCCAGGAAGAAATCCCATATCTCTAGTTGGAACAACTGATCGTACAATGAACACCTTTCGGTAAGATGTGTTTTTTGCCATGACTGCTTTTAGAGAGAAGTATAATCCCAAAAAGGTTTTACCCGTTCCTGCAATACCATGAAGCATTAGATTAGCTCCCTCTTCCCAAGCGTCAAACGCTACTGACTGATTTTTAGTCATGGGAGCGATGTCTTTACTGATCTGAAATCCTGTCGATAATTGGTTGTCTGTCCCTATTACTCCTTGTTGCTTAAGTACTCTCTTCTGGCGTTTGGTCATTCGATGTTGCTGTTGGTGAGCAGGCATGTTGCATCCTTATATTTTATCGGGTTTGTATTTTACTCCCAGGACTATTCTTATGAATATTCTTCAATAGCGAATTAAAACTATCGGGAGTTTTAGTTATTCCCAGACGTACAGAATCACCCATAGAGGGTGCTTTGGTAATGATCTGTTTGAGGTCTGGATTGTCGGATAGATACGACTCACGGTCATCCATTTTCATTAGTTCATCATGTACTTCACCAGTCTTTTTATTCTCGAACGAGTAAATAGGCATTATATATTCTCCAATTGTTTAAAATAAAAAAAAGCGACCACTAGGATCGCTTCGTTGTGTATCCATCACACAGATATTTATATCAGAATTACCTGCTTAAAGCATCATTTCGTAGATTTCTTTCCAACTTTTTACCTTGATTATGTCTGCATGTTCATAGTCTTCAGTGAAGCTATGCTCCATAAGAATAGATGTAAGACCCATCTTAATGCCAAGTTCAGCATTCTCAGGCTTATCTTCTACCCATAAACAGCCACTATCTAGATAAGGCATTAGAGCCTCATCCTTATCAGCACCAGTATCTAAGCACACAACCTTCTCAAAAGCAGTCTTACCAAAAAGACTTTCGATGTTCTGGTTACGTAGAACGCCTGAATACTGATTCAGACTTAGACTTGTAATACAGTGAAAGACACAGCCTAGTTCTTCGTGCATTTTACGCACATACTTGACTGCATCACGCAGAGGAGGAATACAGCAGATTGCCGCACTCTCGTTGAAGACTTTTATGTGCTTCTTCATATCGGCTTTACTTAGCCCATATACGACACCCAAGTCATACTCGTTAACACCCGCAATTGGGTAGTAACCATGTTCTTTCATCCAGTTATTAAAAGTGTAAAGCCAATCGACTAACACTCCATCACAATCCACCAGAACTAATTTCTTATCAATTTTTATCATATCATTCCTATCATTTATCTTATACACATATTATAGCATAGGGAAAGGGGCTTGTCAACCCCTTTCTTTAATCTAATCAAACAAAGAATCCTTGTGGGACCTCTTTTGTCTTCTGGCTTTCTGGATTTCAGCCTTACGTTTATCGTAACGCTTAGAGTCCTTCTTTCTACCTATTTTCTCGTGAGAGTAATCTTCTTCGATCCACTCACGAAACTTCTTACCTTTAGCCATGGATAATGCACTCTTCTTGTTGTGGTAGCTATGCTACTTTTTTCGGTCGACCACGACCACGTTTTACAGGAATCGCTGGAACAGGATCACTGATGATCGGCCCAAACGCTTCAAGGATACACTCGACTGGAAGTTCAGGATAAGCCGCTTTGGCTACCATGCGTAACAGTAACTTTGCGTCTCCTTCGTCAACGTTCTCCAACATTTGGATGAATATTGATTCCTTCTTAACCTGAGTGAGGTTCTCACCTTCAGGCATCTCGTTAACAAGATAGGCTAACTTCCTAGCTTCTCGATAAAGTGCGCCATGCGTATCAACCATGATGCTGGCATTGTAAGGCGGAGCTGTAGAAGGGACACAGAATGTCCACTTCTTATCGTACATTAGAATGAGAATGTTGCGTAGCTCTTTCGAGTTATTCTTCTTCAAGAACTCAACTTTCTCCTCATTCGTACTCAACTCACACGCTTCCGTAATTATTTCATTTAAACTTTTCATAGACATATTAAAACTCCGATATACTTTCCATTAAATTTCGTAACTTGTTCTTGATAAAGTAGTTAAGCAACTGACTTCTATCTTTAGGATTCTCTGCATCGTAACGCTCTAGAATCGTTTCTTTGATAGTAGCTGGTATCTGCGTCAAATCGATCATCGACTTGTTACGAAAATAGTTACGCTTTACTTCATCATCCATTTTATTTATATCTTGCCAATCCAGCATACGCTTCTTAGTCACTGGTCGCTGACGGATACCCATTACGAATGTATTATCGGGTGACAACACGTTAGGTACACCATCACCAGCATCGCCCTTAAGGATGTGTTCAGCTAGATATTGATTGGGATCTGAATGAGAGATCCATCGCTTTCGTGTAGGATCGTATTGCTTCACGTTTGCATACTTATGCAGTTGCTTGAAATCGTGGTCACCTGATAGAATCAGAATAGGCTCGCCTACATTCAGTTCTTTACCCTCTTTGTGTACGATAGTACCAATGATATCATCAGCCTCACACGTATCAATCTGAATAACTTTGTACGGGAAGAACTCTTTCAGTTCATCTCGAATGTTATTAAGAGCATTGAATATAGCACTCCAATCTAACTCAGAACTGTCACGTGCTTTACGGCGATTAGCCTTATAGTACGGGAACGACTGTCTGCGCCAATAGTTCTTGTCATCACAAGTGATTAGTAGTTCACCAAACTCACGGTGAAACTTCTGTCTGTTGAATCTTAAAGTATTTAAGATCATGTGTCTTAGCATGTTTTCATCCACTTGAGCATTTTGGTGATTACCAATCTGCATCATCATGTTTGAAATCATAACTTGGTTTAAGTCTACCAATATCATAATTTATCTCCTGATTTAATTTATATGATAGTGTATCATATCACAAATCGTAGGGTTTGTCAAGTCATTCCTCATCATCTACTTCATACATATCTTCTAGGAATGTGTGTAGAAGCTCGTCATGGTCCAGTTCCATATCTTCCCACATTCTTTCCGATACTGTTTGGAAAGGATGCGTTTCGCCTATCGATCTGAATATCAACGCTTTGATGATTTCCATAGTAGACATAATCTCTAGTATACTTTTAGGATCATTGGCAACATCTATGCCCATATCGTGCAATGCTGTGACTATATCTCTAGCCGCATTCAGTGCAAAATGTTTAGCGATAATGATATCGCTTTCCTGGATCAACTCTTTGAGTTCTTCGTTTCTTTCTTCTTGCTTCTTACGTGCTTCCGCAAAGTCAATGACGTTCTTCATGACTAGATTACCTTTAGTATTATGGTATCTCGATTAATTCGACCGTCAGTCTCACTCTCTTTGGTCTTCAGAGTTCTGAGTTCCTTGAGTGCTTTAGATTTGGTAGCTTTAGCAAGTATTGTGATAAACTCTTCTGGTTTTCTCAGCATCTTCTTGAATGAATTCTTAACATCGAAT